TAACGGCACTGTAATGAACGGTAAACTGATCGAAAGCCCGAAAAGTTTTCAGGTGGCTTGTACAGTAATGACTCAGATCATCGCTTCAGTAGCCAGCAGCCAGTATGGTGGGCAGTCTGTCGATATTCGTCATTTAGGCAAATATCTGCGCCGCAGCTATGAAAAATTCAAACTGACGATCAAAGCTGAGGTCGGTGACAGTGTTGCTGATGAAGTTGTAGAGCGCCTTACAAAAAGACGTTTGCAGGATGAGCTGCGCAGCGGTGTGCAGACAATTCAATACCAGATTAATACTTTGATGACAACAAACGGACAATCTCCGTTTGTAACTATCTTCCTTAATCTGCAGGCGGACGATGAATATCTGGAAGAAAATGCAATGATAGTAGAAGAAATTCTGCGGCAACGGTTGGAAGGCATTAAAAATGATAAAGGCGTTTTTGTAACGCCTGCTTTTCCGAAACTGGTTTATGTGCTTGATGAACATAACTGCCTGAAGGGCGGTAAGTATGATTATATTACTAAGCTGGCTGTAAAATGCAGCGCTAAACGTTTATATCCTGACTATATCTCTGCTAAAAAAATGCGTGAGAATTATGAAGGAAATGTTTTCGCACCGATGGGCTGCCGTAGTTTTTTGGCTGCCTGGAAGGATGACGAAGGCAATTACAAATTCGAAGGCCGTTTCAATCAGGGCGTCGTATCTTTGAATTTGCCTCAGGTGGCTATTTTGGCACATGGCGACGAAGAAAAATTCTGGCCATTGCTGGATGAACGCTTACAGCTTTGTTATGAAGCTTTGATGTGCCGTCATAACTCATTAAAGGGTATTCGCAGTGACGTCAGCCCTGTGCATTGGCAGTATGGAGCGATTGCACGCTTGGAAAAAGGCGAAGTTATTGATAAATATCTGGAAAAAGGCTATTCTACTATTTCACTCGGTTATATTGGTTTGTACGAAATGACTAAGTTAATGAAAGATGTCCGCTTCTGTACCAATTGAATCAATGGAATAACGATAGGTCGTACCATCATAGGAACCTACCATATCATCCAGTATCTTCATGGCTTGTCTTTCAAATTCAGCCAATCGAACAAGGTTTGCAATATTTGGCTCGATATCTGGAACACATAGATTAACCTCAACAAACCCTTTTTTCCAATATGTTTCCTGAGATTGTTCTTTTGTCCAAATGATTACTCTCTCGGTAGTTATTTCACCATCAGGAATATTTCCCTTTTGGTAAACTTCTATTCCGAAAGCCTTGCAATCTCGATAGAGAATGTTTCCTATATCGGTAGTTACTATCATTCAAATTCTTCTTTTAACCGTTTCTCCGCATATATAGCGGCACCACTCAAAACATCAAACCCTTTTGGATTCCACGAATGAAGCGTATTCTGCTTCGTTTTTTCAGCGTCAGACCGTCTTTATCGACATCGTAATCATTGGACGTTCTCAAAGTGAGCGTGTGGTCTTGATAGTTGCCGTGTTCTTCTGCGTACTTCACAGCTTCATCGCCCACGTCAATTATCTTCTTCTCGACTTCCCATTCTCCTTCATTGAAAAAGGAATCGACATCTGAAAAATCAAAATCTACATCCATAACTCCGAGTAGTTAAAGTAGTTCGTACTCTTCACCGTGTAAACCTCACCTTGACCTCTCATGCTCTCGCCATCCATGCAACGGACTTCATCACCTGCCTTGATAGTAATTCTCTTCTCACACACTACGTGATAGTTAGGACGGTATACTTCTCCATTGACAGACTTAAACTCTTTAGTAGAGTTATCATCACAACGACACTTGCATACGTCCTGCCAACTTTCACCACCTGTACCAAGAATTGGTCGCCCAAACTCATCCATTTCAAATGGCGTAGTTACCTTAATCTGTAATATGTGTGGAGCGTAATACATAGTTACCAAAGATTAGAAGCGTCCTTAATCGTACTCAGGCCCACCAAAACAGATGCTTCATCATTCAGAGTGATCCCATATTTTCTAAGCATCAGGAGAGAACTGTTCTTTATCGAATCAGCACTCCAAGAGGTCGAAAAACCACTTTCGTCAATAGATGTAGGGTGAAGTATATTCTTATTCAAAAACTCGCTGATAGAGCCCGAAATAGCCTTCTTTTCCTCATCTGTCACCTCTCCTTCTGTCTCAAACCCGAAATCAATAGCGAAATCAGAAGCTCCAGCATCGGATATTTCACCGATGTAGGAGAATCTCTGTTTTATGTAGTCAAGTGATGTCATACCTCAATGCCTAATGCCTCTTTCAGTTTTGCGATTGTTACTTCATCCAAAGCAGCCACATTCGCAATCAGGGTTTCCCCTTTCATGTTCATTGCCGCCTTATCGCCAATAGCCTTCAAAGCATCAACCAAAGTCTTTTTCTCGAACTCCTTTTCAAAAAGGGAGATTTTCTCCTCTTTCTTTTCTCCAAAAGCCTTCACCTCTTCGACACACTCAGCAAGTTTGCGATTTTCCAAGTCTCGCACACGGGCTTCGTCTTCTATTTCAACAACTTCACCAACACTATATAGTTGATGAGTGAATTTGTCACGGAAAACACTTGTAACCTTTACTTTCATGCCTGTACCGTTTTAGAATCCAATGTATAAATTCTATCAACATTGTTGATGATAGGAACAACCATAGCCTGAGAAGAAGTAAATTCCCTCAATGGGTCGTTCTTTGAGTACTTGGACAACAGAATGAATTCATCTGCCACCTGGTATTCAACACCGGCAACCCGACGTGTTGTCTCAGCAGTATTCGTCCATACCAAAGAACCAAGCTTTTCATCGCAAGTGAATACCACCATACCCTGTTGCCAAGGAGAATGAGATTTCTTAACACCGTTGATTTCCGTCTTGATCTTACGGGCAACACGATGGAGGGTTACATCCCATTTGGTTTTTACAACCTGAGCCGCTTTGTCAAAATCCAGTGTCGGGACACCAACACCTTCCTGAGCGGTAACCTTGTTATCAAAAGCATACTGACCACGGACTTGTTTACTTTGATAGAGTCCTTTCAAAGCTGCATCATCCAACCAGATATCAGTGACCGTATTCTGATCTTCCAGAGCTTTATCAAATACCTTCTGCATATCGTCAAGAGGTGTTGATGTATCCGGATCATCCCACAAAACAGACACACCAAATTTGTTAGCCGTATAATAACCAACATCGAGGCGAACACCGGTTCCATTATTGCGTTCACTCAAACCAATACCAGTCGACAGTTCAGAGAGGAACATATCTTCAATACGCTCCCATACACCTTCAAGACAACGTGGAAGATCATTGAAAATCTTATTCACGATTTGGTTGAGAGGTAAGCTCTGGGCAATCATGGCATCAATATCTTTCATCTGCTTTTCTGTCAGATACAGTTTCATACCAAGTTTAGGTATTTCACCGGAAGCTGTTTCTATTGAATCACGAGTCTTCAACGGAAGTTCAGAATCCAAAGAAACGACATCGGCTGCTACACGGTTATACTCGGCCAGAATACTGGACCAGCGCCCATCGGCTGAAAAATCCGGTGTAAGCAACGTCTTATACATGTAAGGAAGCTGGTTAGCTCTCTTTTCGTTCAATCTCTCAACGATGGAAAGAACCAACTGAGGAAAGAATCTTTGAACATACTCTAGATAAAGTGATTTTTCCATTTACTACGCCTCCTCGTCTTTAATGAAATCAATATGAGGGCAAGCTACCTTGAATGCATCCAGAATGGAAGCCATATCATAAGGTTTTGCCACATCGTTCACTTCTCCCCACGTCATAATTGACGCAAACGGTTTTGCTGTCCGTATGCTGCGATACAACACCCCTACATAGCTATGCCCTTCCGGTAATGCAGCATAAGCATTATCAGATACAGGCATAGGCTTATAGGTGCTGTCACTGTCCTTACGAATAATTACATGACCGGCCTTGATTACCTTGTCTGCAAAACCTGTAACATCGAGCGTCCGGCCACCTTTAATGCCGGAGATATACTTCTGGATAACGATTGAATCATCACCGAAGACTACCTGCTCTCTTTCATTGTTTAAATTAGCTTTTGTCATCTCGTTCTTTTTAATTAACCAACTAATGATTTGGCAATAGCATCCACTTCTCCCTTGTCAGGCTTATTGTCAGACAGAGGGAATGAATTCTTATTGCCCGGTAGTAATTGTGCCTTGACATTGTTCGCTACCGTAGTGAGATGTGAAGTGATTGCTTCCTCATTTGCATCGGATGCAATAGAGAAGCCTTCTTCAATTCGCCACTGTGGTATGCCCAATTCTTTGGCTTTGGATACGATCAGATTGCTCCGTTCGGCAGCAGCTTTTTCAGCCTTGAAAGTTTCATTCTCTTTCTTGATACTATTCAAACCATCCAACAAGGTCTTATTTGTGTGAAGTAACTCCTGGATTGTTTTTTCAGTGGCTGCTTTCTCCACCTTGTACCATTCCGGCATATCCTTTTCTTTCTCCCGTTTAGCCTGTTCTTCCAGCTTTTTAGTTTCTTCCTCGACCTTCTTCCTTGCTTCTTCCGTCTCAAGCTCTTTTTTAGCATCAGCCTTTGCTTTGAAAACAGCATCAGTGACACGTTTGTCACTCGTCTTCTGAAGGTTCTCAAGGAATCCTTTTTGTGCAGAAATAACAGTGTCGATGTTTTCGTCAGTAACAAGACCGATAGACGCAAGACTGTCAGCATGTGCCTGTAAAATAACATCACCTAACCCAAGATGGGAAAATTCTTGTTTTAGCTTTTGGAAAATCTTTTCTTTCATACCGTATGAATTATTAAATTTAAAATTCAAATTGCGGAAGTAAAAATACCAACAATACAAATGATTAGTAAATATTTAAGCCTCCTATTCATGACATCAAAGCGATTGTCACAAATACGGTATAAAAGTAAAAAGTAAGTAGATGGAAGGGAAATAATTAGATAGTTGATACACGACAATGAAATGATTGTCGTAAAATGACATAAAAAAACCGTGAACCAATAAAGGAACACGGCTTCATTTGAATTTAAAAGCTCTGAATTTATAAAGTAGCAGATTGTAACTCTGCTCCGATATTCTTTACATATCTACCTCAAGCTCTTTTCCTGTTAGAGCGAAATATAGATTTTGAAGTTGATGAAGTGATTTTACTTCTATATTGGCGTCATGCCATTCTTTCCCTAAACCTACTTCAAATCCAATAAACGCACAAATTGAATTTCCAAGTATTCTAATCCTGAGATTTAATCTGTCGAAACAATCATCTATCGCATTATATACAAAGCCACAATTCAAGAGAAGTTGTGCTGTAAGCAAAATAGGCTTAAGATTATCGACATAAGTACGAAACACTGCTTCCGAAGATCTTCCACTTGCTTCATATCTCGGATATTCAATCTCACTATATCCTATTTCGGTTATGCGACAGGGAGTTTTACTACTCTGTAGATAAACATAATTCCCTATCTTCAATTCCCTAGCATCAATCATTAATGTGCTAATTTAAGTTGATTCTCCAATGCCTGTTTTATATAACCATTAATAGTTGTTCCTGCTTCTTGTGCAAGTGAAGCAATCCGACTATGAATCTCCGGCGAAATACGGATATTCAATGTACCACTATATGGTTTACGCGGTTCCACTCCATCAGCCAAACAACCTGCAAGATAGCTTTCTATTCCGGCTTCAAAATCAGCACGAAGTTCATCAATGGTGTTTCCTTCATAAAGAATCAAATCCTTACTCATTCCAAGCACCTTTCCAAATAGGCAGTTATCAGCTTTGCTGTACTCAACTGAACCTTTATATCCTTTGTATTCCAAGTAGTCCATATTCAATTCTTTTATTTAATTAAACCGTTACTTTTTAAATGCTGATATATCGCTTTCATCATCCATGCTTTCATGATACTACCCGGATGCGGCTTATGTATATCAATATACTGTCCCGTTTGTTCATTTTTAAATCTTACACGAGAACCAGATGTCGCACCTTTATTATGTTCACTATATCCAAAGGCAGAAAGCAACTTCAAAGTTTCTTCATAAGTGAAGTCTTTAGGTAGTTTGCAAAAACGGTCTATCAACTTTTCTTTAGTACCCATATCTGTTTATTCTTTACC